GCCCAGCTGCACGGTGAAACCAGCACCAATGCTCAAACCCAGATCGATCACGGCTTGAAATACATCACCAACAGGTACGGCAATCCTTGCAGTGCTTGGTCACACTCACTCAACACAGGGTGGTACTGATGAGCGAAAACGGCGATTGCGTTATCTGTGGAGCCAAGAACACGCATTTTGGTTGCGGTGAATGCGTTCACAAAATGCGCACCATGCTTCAAGAAATACCTGAGTTCTATGCGCTGGCAGCCGGTGAGTACTGGCCCCAAGGTGGAAACACTGACGGTGGCAGTAGTGAACGAAGCATTGGCCTGCGGGTGGATTGCCTTGATGGTCGAGCACCGCGGGAAGCAATCTTTGCCCTTGAAGCGTGGGAGCGTGACTGGCGCGAAACTTTGACCACCTTTGCCAATGGTGATGAGGTGGCAAGTTCGTTGGCTCAGCGCCAGCGCAAGGCCACCGCGTGGTCAGGTAGTGACTCAATGGACTTGCTCGGCGTGACCTTGACCGGCGTGTGCCACTTCCTCAACATCCACCTTGCCACCGCCGCCAAGGAACACCCAGCCATTGATGAGTTTCACAAAGAACTGACGTCGGCTCACAAGACAGCCCGGCGTGCAGCCCGTGAAGGCAATGAGGCTGTGACCATTGTTTTATGCCCAGCGGATAAGCCCGGTGGGGGATTGTGCAAGGTGGAATTAATCCTGACCACCGCTGAGGTCACTTGCCCAGCCTGCGCCACGGTGTGGTCCCAGACTCGCCTACTGGCAGTGGCCCGTGCAGCCGATGTCGATACGTGGCAACCAGCAGCTGTAGTGAGCCAATACCTAGGCATCCCCGGATCAACGCTGCGGCGGTGGGCACGTGATGGCTCCGTCAAACGTCGCGGTCACTCCTACCTATGGTCATCGGTGGTTAAGCACCAAACCCAGTTGAGCGAACTGGCATGATCTGGTCCTTTGCGTTGGGCTTTGGTTCACTACTGGGCTTGTGGCTTGCTGGCAGAAAACCGTTGGTTGGTTGGCTGTGGTTATTCACGATGGAATTGTTTTGGATTCTTTGGTCGGCGTTGATTCACCAATACGGGTTTATGTGTCTGTGTATCGTTTATGGGTTTTTGTATTTAGTGAATGCAAGACGGGTGTTGCGTGATGTCCACAACTAATGGTATGGTCGTCTCACTTGGATACACGTGTATCCATTTCCAGCCCTCGTACTGATTCAGTGCGGGGGTTTTCCCATACCCAACTGGGGGTGAGAATGATCCTCACAGATACCCGCGATGACATCCTCACCGCACTTGATAACGCTTGGGCCAGCAGGCAACTGCGCATAGTTGACGGTCACTCAACACACATGATCGATGAGTACATTGATACTTTGCTTGACCGACTAGCGCAGGCCAGCTGATGGGTAGGCAAAGTCCACGTGGTGGGCAACTGGTTTACATTGAGGAAGACAGCGTCAAGAAACTGCAAGCCCTTGGCGCAGCCATTAAGACTTTGGGCGACCGTAAAGAATTAACAAAGCAACTGAACAATGACATCCGCAAAGCCGCTGATCCGATGCTTCAGGACATGAAGCAGGCGGCTAGGGATTTACACTTCGAAAGCCAGGGTGGGCGTAGCGGGACATCCCGTACAAAGCGCACATCAACAAAGAATGTTAAGACCGGCAACATCAGAAAAGGAAAAGGTTTACGCGACGCGCTTGCCCAGGGCATTCGTGTCCAGATTGACAAGTCCAAGAACTCAGCGGGCATTCGCATTCGCATGGCGAGTAAGGACGCAGAGGTGAACCGTCTGGGTTCCATCCTTAACCGTAAGGGCGAGATACGTCACCCACTGTTTGGCAACATGGATAACTGGTATTTGACCAAGGCGCCCGGAAGCCAGAACTGGTTTTATGGCACGGCGCAAAAGCATTTGCCTGCTACACGTAAAGCCATTGAGCGCACGCTTGATGAATGGTCCGCCAAAATGGCAGCAGAGGTTAAGAAATCAGCGTGAGACGTATCGCGTCAACGCTGCAACCACAACCTGTGTGAGTGTCTTACCTTCTGCCTGCGCTTTGGCTAGGGCTGCTTCCCACAGCTCGTCGGGAATCCTCAACGCCTTTGGGCGTGTGGGAGTCATACCCGACCTGTGTGTGACTTGATCTTCCAGTGCAACAGCATTGCGGTGTCATCGGGTATGGCGTCAAAGTCACCGGCTTGAACTGATGCAGATAGCACCGCACCAACTCTGGCCCACTCGGCAAACATTCCGATCAGGCAGTCATAGGCAATCTGACCGTTGTCATAGCGCAGGGAATCAACCGCGGTAAACACTTCATCGATGAGCCGGGTCAGTTCAGGTCCAGCGTCGTAGTCACTGGCTAGTTGTTGTAGATCATCAAGGAATGAATGCAGGCTGTTGTAGATCACGCGGTCCGTTGTCTCAGCTTCCACGTGTGGTGCTGGGTTTAGTGCGATGACGTTAGTCATTGGGTGTCCCTTCCCGTTGGTGTAGATACACCGTAGCAGATGTAGATACAGGTGCAACATGAAAAGACAATCTGCGGCGTGGCGCAAACTCGCAGCTCAGGTCCTACGTGAGGAGTCTGAGTGCTGGCTGTGCGGTCACCCCATTGATGTCAACGCACCACCGCGGTCACGCTGGTCAGGCAGTGTCGATCACGTCATCCCGCTGAAGTTGGGCGGGGCTAGTGCCAGGCACAACACAAGGGCCGCGCACTACGGGTGCAACAGCTCCAAGGGTGCGCGTCTTGAGGTGCCCCGTGCCAAGACCTCACGCCTGCTGTAGGCACACCAGCGCCATGGGGGGTGGGGGTTGTCAACGCTTTTGCCAAGACGGAGCACCCCGCGCCTCTGTCGCTTTTTTTCTCTGAAATTAAAAAACCAAAGGGGCGCCCGATGTCTGACCTTCAAAAAATTGTGAGCGATGGCAACCGCTGGGAGTCATTGGTTGCACTTCGTGACCTGCTCGCTGAGCAGTTGGTTGTTGCTTCACCTAGGGATGTGGCTGCGTTGTCCCGGCAGCTGCGGGACGTTTTGACGGAGCTTGATTCCCGTCCAGTTGAGAAGGCGAGTCCTGTTGATGAACTCACCAGCAGGCGCCGTACAAGGCGCGGTCAAACCACGGGTGCGACTGGTTCCTGAGTGTGTGTCAAGTGCTGGGTTTGAGGCCCGCGACTTGGCTGCCTCCGTTGGGTTGATCCTTGATCCTTGGCAGGAGTCCGCATTGGTGGACATGCTGGGTGAGCGAGCCGATGGGCGCTGGTCCGCTATCGAGTGTGGGCTAGTCGTTGGTCGTCAGAACGGCAAGTCAAGGATTCTGGAAGCCCGGGCGTTGGCCTCGTTGTTTCTCTTTGATGCTGAACTGACAATCTGGTCAGCACACCAGTTCAAGACCGCGCGTGAGGCTTTCCGCCACGTGCAGGCATGGGTGACTGAGTACGACCATTTGCGCAGGCTGGTGAAATCGGTGCGTGCCTCACATGGTGAGGAAGGCATTGAGTTAACCAATGGGAACCGTTTGAACTTTGTTGCCCGCTCGAGGACGTCGGGCCGTGGCTTCTCTGGTGATTGTCTAATTTTGGATGAGGCTCAGGAACTTGATCCTGAGGACATTGGCGCAGTGTTGCCAATGTTGTCCGCTCGACCTAATCCGCAGATTGTTTATGCCGGCACTGTCAGTGGTCAGGCTGAGCATTTGCGCAGGGTCGCTGACCGCGGTCGTGCAGCTGAAGATACGCGCCTTTGTTATTTGGAATGGTCCGCAGATCCGGCCTCTGAGTCGTCTGACCGGCAGGCATGGGCTGATGGGAACCCCGCTTTGGGTTCACGCCTTGACCCTGACTTTGTTGAAATGGAACTGTCCTCAATGGATGAGGAATTGTTCCGCCAGGAGCGGCTGAGTATTTGGCCTGTCCGCGCCGGGGATCGTTCAGTGTTTGAAGATGGTGCATGGCTTAGGTGTTCTGATCCTGAGTCGGTGTTGCCTGATGGTTTTGTTTTTGCTGTTGATGCACCGCCCGACCGGTCTGAAGCCTTTGTGGCCGTAGCTGGCCGCACTGGTGAAATCACTCACGTGGAATTGGCTGAGGCTAAACGTGGTCTTGGCTGGGTCGCTGATTATTTGATTGATCGATGTCGCAGGTATTCGGCACCGGTTGCCATTGACCCGAGGTCTGCGCTGGGTTCAATCATTCCCCGGCTTGAGGCCGCGGGCATTGATGTTGTTTTGCTCAATGCCGCCGATGTCGCTCAAGCGTGCGGGCAGTTCTTTGACGCTGTGGTTGATGTGAAGCTGCGGCACTTGGATGACCCGTTGTTGAACTTGGCTGTGGCTGGTGCGGGTCAACGTCCGTTGGGTGATGCGTGGGCGTGGAATAAGAAATCCACCACGTCGAATGTGTCGCCATTGGTGGCTGTGACGAACGCGGCGTGGTTGCTTAATCGTCGGCCTGTGTCCGAGCCAACGATCCATTTCCTTTAAGGGGTTTGCTTGTGCTTGTTTCATTGGCGTTGCTCGCTGTTGGTTTTGTCGCTGTTGTTGGTGGCGTTGCTTTGTTGTCCATTCCGGCTTCACTCATTGTTGCCGGTTTACTTATTGGCAGTTTTGCCTTAATTCGTGAGGGTGTGGAATGAGACTTTTTGACACCTTCCGCAAACGCGCAACTGCACCCGACCAAACGCAAACTTCAGTTTCGTATTCGTGGCCTTCAACGGGTAACGAGTACCCGACGATGGACTTTGTTTCGTGGGCACGCGACGGCTACGGTGGCAACCCAGTGGTGTTCGCTTGTTTGAACGCCCGCCTGAATCTGTTCACCGAGGCCACGTTCAAGTTTCGTGACTTGACCAATAAGCGACTGTTCGGCAACCCTGACCTGATCAAGCTGGAACGTCCTTGGCCCGGGGGTCAAACCGCTGACCTGCTGGCCCGCATGGAACAAGACGTTTCATTAGGTGGCAACGCATTCATCCGCGACGCAGGGGACCGCTTGGAGCGGATGCGCCCTGACCGGGTGGAAATTGTTTCGGTCATTGATAACGTCACGCACGCACGCGAAGTGTTGGGCTACCTGTTCCGCCGTGATGGTGTGCATGCTGACTATTACCCGGTTGAGGAAGTCGCTCACTGGGCGCCGATCCCTGACCCGCTGTTTGACTTTCGTGGGATGAGTTGGCTGACCCCGATTGTGCGCGATGTCAACAACGACCTTTCCATGACCTCGCACAAAACTAAGTTCTTTGAAAACGCAGCAACCCCAAACCTTGTCATTAAGTATCAACGCCAGCTGTCGCCGGAAACCGTGAACACTTTGCGTGAGCGCTTTGATGCCCGTTATGGCGGGGCCACTGGTGCTAAGACCATGGTCCTCGATGAGGGTGCTGACTTGACTGTGGTGGGTAACACCTTCGAGCAGATGAACTTTGCCAACATTCAGGCCGCTGGTGAAACGCGCATTGCAGCAGCTGCGTCCGTTCCACCGATCATTGCCGGTTTGCAGTCCGGGCTGGATGCGTCAACGTATTCCAACTACGCCTCGGCAATGCGTTCCTTTGGTTCATTCTTTATGCGCTCGCACTGGCGTTCAGTGTGTAGCGCGTTGGCCCCGTTGGTGAATCTTCCCGACGGTGCAACGTTGTGGTTTGACACCTCAGACATCGCCGCCTTGCAAGAGGCCGAGACTGAGCGTGCCGATGCGGGACGCACTCGAGCAGTGGCAATGGGTGAGTTGATCCGCGCTGGCTACACACCAGACACGGTGACAGCCGCGGTTATCGCTGATGACTTTGCATTGCTTCAACATTCAGGCGCGATCCCGACCGCGCTCTACCCTGATGGAAAGGTTCCAACTAAATGAGCGACTTTATGCGTTCCTTCCCACTGGAGGACATTGCGATCCGCTCCGGTGGGGATGGTCGAACTGTTGAGGCTTACGCCGCAGTGTTTAACACCGAGGTTCCCATCTCTGACCAGCAGGGTGATTACGTCGAGCGCATAGCGCCAACGGCCTTTGACAAAACGCTGATGGAGCGTGGAACCAACTTTGGTGTTTTGTTCAATCACGGCATGACCATCTATGGCACGCCCTCTGACCGTGGATCCATGCCGATTGGTACACCTGTTGAAGTTCGCGCAGATGCCCGTGGTTTGTTCACGGTTACGCGCTACAACATGACCCCGCTTGCTGATGAAGCTTTGGAAGCGATCCGCGCTGGTTCCATCACGGCCCAGTCGTTCCAAGGTCGGTTCATCAAGTCTGACAAGTCCACTCCCCGCGGTGGTTTCCGTGCTGACAAGAACGGTGACCTTACTGTCGTTACCCGAACGGAAATTGCTATGAAGGAATACGGTCCCGCTGTTTTCGCGGCTTACCCGCAGGCAGCCATTGTTGGTGTTCGCGCCGCCATGGATGCTGGTTTGACTTTGTCCCCAACGCAAACCGCGTTGCTTGAAATGACGTTGGCGAATCTTGCTGCCGGCGACGCCGCATTGGACCCAATCGTTGACGCTTTGTGCGCAACCGATGACGCGCTTGACCAGGCGCAGATGATCATCGCTGACATCCTCGGGGTGGAAAACCCTGACCCAGATCCCGGACGTTCAAACTATTTGACACGTCTGCAACATCTCGCTGTGCGCCTCGATGAGGTCGCCAGCGCACGCACCACCTCAACTGAGGCCGGTACCGGTGAGCCGATCGATGATCACTCAGCCCGATTCCAATTCAACCGCGCTCGGCTCCGTGCCCGCGCAGAAGGGGGACCACTCGCATGAGTAAGTCTCTTGAGTCGTTGAATGGTGAGTTGGAGACTTTGCGCTCCGAGATCGCCACGCTCGACGCCATTGAAAGCCCAACCGAAGAGGATGCACAGCGCCTCACGGT